ACGACGCTGATCATGGCGTACTCGGTGAGCGAGGTGTTTCGTTCCGGGCGCAGTTTCTGGCCGCGCATGTCGCTGGTGGCGACGTATATCGTGACGCTGCTGATCTCGGTGAGCTTCGGCTTTGCGTTCTACTGGACGCAGCTGGAGGCGCGCTCGCAGGCCGTGGGTGATGCAGAGCGGTTCCTGACGGTGTTCGACCGGGAAATCACGGTGGCCGATGCGCAGCTGGCGGCGACGCTGACGACGCTGACGACGCTGAACGCGAATTTCACGGCGCTGTCGGCGGCGGAGCGGGCGAGCGGGAACCAGTGCGGCGAGGTCTCCGGTGGTGGCGACGGGCCGCGTACGCGTCATCTTGCGGCGCGGGCGGGCGAGATCAATGCGCTGGTGATGGCGCTGACGCCGCAGATCGAGGCGGTGCGGGCGGAAGCGGAAACCGTCCGTGGGCAGATCGAACAGGTGCGGGCGCTGGGCGCGAAGACGGCGAGCCAGGTGACCCCGGCAGAGCGCGAGCAGGTGTTCCGCTCGGCGGCCGGCGCGGCGAACAAGGCGGGCGCGACGCTGGAAGCGCTGGCGACGAGCCAGAGCGTGAAGAACTATACCGCCGACCTGCGCACCTGGTCTGCCGAGTATGCCAACCCCTCGCTGACGCGCGTGGAGGCGGGCACGGGCAACCGCTTCAAGTGCTATAACACGACGATTGCGAGCCAGCTGAACGGGGTTGCCTCTGATCTGGCTGCGCTGCCGATCCTGCCAATCTCGGACCTCGATGCCTATGCCGGCGCGGCGGCGACGCGCGAGGCGCTGGACCGGTTCTGGTACACGCTGACGGGGCCGGTACGGGGCATCATCGACGGGCCGCGCACCCAGACGGAGACCGAGCGCGAGGACGCGCTGCGCCGCGAGGCGATCCGCGAAGTGCTGGCACGGCAGGGCGAAGAGGCGCCGCAGGCGGAGATGTCGAGCCGCGAGGTGAAACAGCTGGTGGCGGCGCAGCAAGGCCTGCGCCGCGATGATGCGCTGCCGCTGGGCCTCGCCATCGTGATCGACGCGCTGCTGTTCCTGTCGGCGCTGTGGAGCCAGCCGGGGCAGAAGTTTGCAGCCTTCGCCCGGATGATACGCGACCTGCGCGGGGAGAAGGAGCGCCCGCTGGCGCTGGTAAGCGGGGCGAAGGAGATTCAGGACAATGAGGATTTCAGCTTCCTGAGACCGTACATCTTCACGATGTATGATGACGTGCATATCGCGCTGCCCGTGAGGGGCAAGCTGGCGGAGGAACAGAATTCCCAGATCCTCAGTACACTGCTGATCGCCTGGCAGGAGGGCAAGATCGTCAAGCGGACCTGGGTTTCCTCCGCGGCGATCGAGCGGCGGCTGAAAGCGGCGGGCAGCCCGCTGATGAAGAAGGAGGCTGAGCCGGAGCCGGAAGAGCCCGTAGCAACCCCCTACGAGGAGCCGGAACCCGCGAAGGCAGCAGGTCTGCCGGCATTTAAAATGCCGGAATCAAAGGCGAATTTCGTCGCTTACCGGTTCATGCCGGGGGCGTTCCAGCAGATGGTGCTGCAGGCGATGATTCCGGGAATGCCGGGCGAGGACGAGGCGGAACCTGCAGCAGATGCGGGGGATCGGCCCGGAGTCTGAAAGTATTAACCGTGCGGAAACGGATTCTGCGGAAGGTCGCCGGTGAAAGCTGGCGGCCTTTCTGCTGCCGGTGAAGCATGAGGCCGACCGAGATGACTCCGCAGACCGCCGCCCGCCAGAGCCCGATTTCGCTGCCCGATCTGCTCGGGCGGATGGGGCGGGGCGAGACCCTTCAGGTGATTGCGGCGAGCCCGGATGCGCCGGTGGCGAAGGAGATTTTCACCCGGTTGCCGGAACTTGCGGCGCGGGGTGTGCGCATCGAGGCGATCTTCGCCAGGGCGGGTTCGAGTGCGCTCGTGCGAATGGCAGCGGAACATGGCGCGCGGGTGCCGGTGCGGGTTATGAACCTCGCGGCGCAGGGCGAGATTTTCGAACAGGTGAATTTCGGCGCGGCCGCGGTGTGGACGGGTGCGAAGGTGAAATCGGCGCCGGCGGCGTTTGCGGACGGCATGCTGAACGCGGCGGGCGCAGGCAGCGACAAGGCGAAGATGGCCGCGATGGCCTTCCGCGCGCTGTGGGCGGTTTCCGAAGCGGCGGTGTCTGTCGGCGCGCCGGCGAATGATGCGGGCGCTGAGGCGCGGCGCAGGGCGGGATAGTTTTCTTAAATCAGAGGCGCAGGCCCTCACAACCAGCATGATGCTGTTTGAGTTCCCCTTGAACCCCTCTCCCTTGGGAGAGGGGCAGGGGTGAGGGGGACTGACATATCAGCTGGTTGTGTTCGGGGAGGTGTTGCACCCCCTCATCCCCAACCCCTTCTCCCAAGGGAGAAGGGGCTATGAAGTCAGCCCGTTCGGAAGGATTTGCGGCCGAAGTACGGGTTGGGGGTCGTAGGGGGTGTTTCGTCCGTGCCCGGGTCATCGGGCGTTTCCGTGACCGCTTCCTGCGGTGTCGCCTCTTCTGCTGCCGGTTCGTCCGTGGGCGGAGCGACAGGTTCCGGGGCGGGGGTGAGGGCGATGCGGATCCAGGCGATGGCGGCGCGGGCGGTGGAGATTTCGAGGTCCGGGACGGACTTGTCGAGGCGGCGCGCCAGCAGCCTGGCCTGGTGGTGGGAGAGCGTCTTGAGCTGGGCGTCGAAGATCTCGTCGCCCACGGCCGCACGCAGGGCGTTCAGGCTGTCCGGGGTCTGACCACCGGAGACGATCAGCTTCTTGACAATGAGACCGGCGGCGGCGGCCCAGTCCTTGTCGGCAACCGACAGGGGGCCTGCCTGTGCCGCGACGAGAGCCTGGATGGCCCGGAAGCCGGGGGAGCCGCCTGCGAAGCTCATGCAAGTCTCTCCCGCACTTCACCCAGCAGCTGTTCCACGATGCTGAGCGCGTCGCCCGGCCATTTGGCCTGAAGGGTCGGGTCCGGGCCGAGCTCGATCGGGTTGGTGGCGAATCCGGATTTCAGCGGCACGACGGTCTTGAACATGGCGAATTCGGTTTCCTTGGCATTCGCCGCATCCCGCATCGCGCCGAGCACCACCTGCTGGTGGCTTGTGCCGTCATAGCGCGTGGCCAGTACGACCGGGAGCGTCTCGATATCCCGGTTACGCAGATTCTTCATGATGTCGCCAGTGAAGAGGTCGAGGCCGAGGGTGGACATGAAGTCCGGGATGGTCGGCACGATGATCAGGTGGCTGGCGGCGAGGACGGATTCGGTCATAACCGAGATACCCGGCGGGCAGTCGAACAGGATGACATCGTAATCGGCCTTCAGAAGGTTCAGGTCGTCGCGCAGGCGTTTGCCGACCTGGTTCTGCAGGGCTTCCATCGCATAGCCCTTGGCGGTGAGTTCGTAGATCAGCTCGCGTTCCGTCTTGCGCAGGCGGGGCGAGGAGGGGATCAGGTCCAGCGGCAGGGTCTTGCCCTTGAAGGTGACGTCGCTGGCATTGGTCACGATGAATTCGGACAGGCGGCGCTGTTCGCCGGCGAAGAAATTCTCGAGCAGCCAGTCGGAGATGGTCGCGTAGTCGTTGATGGCCTGGAACAGGTGTTCGTCGCCGGCATGACCGAAGATCAGCAGCGAGGCGTTGGCCTGGGTGTCGAGATCGATCACCAGCGTGCGCATGCCGGAGGCGGCGAAGGCTTCGGCAAGGCTGACACACGTCGTGGTCTTGCCGACCCCGCCCTTGGAGTTGGCAATCGAAATGATACGGGCCGACATGGAAGGTTTGCTCTCTGTTCTTATCCGTTCTTGCCCCGCCCTGATGGCAGATTTGGTCGCACAAGAAAACCGCTGCGCCTACATTTCCCCCATTTTGGCGGATAAAAAAATCTCAAGAATACAAAGGGACACAAAAAATATCGGGCAAAACCGCCCGATCCAATCCGGTGGGGTGTCCAGCGGGGTTAGCTTCACGGCCATCGACACAGCCGGAGCGAAGAGATCCCGACATGAACTGGACATGGCCTTTTGGAGCGAAACCGCGCGAGGCGAAGGCGGCGGTGCCGCTGGCGCTGCTGAGCGAGCCGCGGGCGGCGAACTGGGGCGGGCGCGATGCCGGCGCGCTGATCCGCGACGGATACCTTCGCAACGCCGTGGCGAACCGCTGTGTACGGATGGTTGCAGAGGCGGCGGCGTCAATTCCATTGCGCTCGCAACATGAGGGTGCCGCCCGGCTGATGCGCCAGCCGGGGCCGGACATGGCGCAGGCAGGATTCCTGGAGGCGGTGTTCTCGGAACTCTTGCTGACCGGCAATGCCTTCGTGGAGGCCGTGCGTCTGCCGGGTGAGACGGAGGTGGCGGCGCTGTTCCCGCTGCGCAGCGTGGCGCTGCGCCCGCTGGTGGATGCGCGTGGATGGGCCGAGGGGTGGATGATCCGGGGACGCAGCGGACAGGAGCGCGCGGTTCGCCGCGACGCCGAGGGCTGGATGCCGGTGCTTCAGGTGAAGTTCTATCATCCGGCGGATGATGTGATGGGCCTGCCGCCGCTGGCCGCGGCGCGCCGGGCGCTGGACCTGCACAATGCAAGCGCGGACTGGGCAAAATCCCTGATCGACAATGCGGCGAAGCCTTCGGGCGCGCTCGTTTATGGCGGCGACAGCCTGATGACGCCGGACCAGTTCGAGCGGCTGAAGGAGGAGCTGGAGGCGAACTTTGCGGGCGCGGCGAATGCCGGGCGGCCGCTGCTCCTGGAAGGCGGGCTGCAATGGCAGGCTCTGTCTATGTCGCCGGCGGAAATGGATTTCCAGGCGACGCGGGCGGCGGCGGCGCGCGAGATTGCGCTGGCGCTGGGCGTGCCGCCGATGCTGCTGGGGATGCCCGGAGATAATACGTATGCGAACTACCGGGAGGCGAACCTTGCCTTCTGGCGCATGACTGTCCTGCCGCTGGCGGCGCGACTGGCGGAGGCGCTGTCGCGGTGGCTGGACGGGGCGTTCGGGACGGACGTCGAGGTGCGGGTGGACCTCGACGCCGTCCCGGCGCTTGCCGCAGAGCGCGAGGCGCTTTGGGCGCGGCTGGAGGATGCGAGCTTCCTGACACGCGAGGAGAAACGACGGATTGCGGGGCTGGACCAATGAGTTTCGACCGCAGGCTGACGATCGGTGTGATCCTGGCTGTGGCGGCGCAGTCGGCGGGTGTTCTGCTGTGGGCGGGCGCGGCGGCAGAGCGCGTGGAGACGCTGGAGGAACGGGTGCGCGAGGGCCGGCCAGTGGCCGAGCGGCTGGCGCGCGTGGAGGCGGAGCTGGGCGCTGTGCGCCTGCAGCTGGACCGGATCGAGCGGAAGATGGAGGCGCGTGATGCGCCGTGAGCCGATGCTGATCGAGGGCTATGCGAGCGTGTTCGGCACGCCGGACCTTTCGGGCGATGTCGTGCGGGCGGGGGCGTTTACGCGCAGCCTGGCGCGGCGGGAAAATGTGCCGCTGCTGATCGGGCACCGGAAGGTGGCGAAGGCCGGGCGCTGGGTGCGCGCAGCGGAGGATGGCTACGGCCTGTTCGTCCGGGGACTGATCGAGGACGAGGCGGGATTCCGCCTGATCGAGAGCGGCGCGCGGGGGCTATCCATCGGGTTCTACGCGAAGATGTGGACGCCGCGCGTGAGCGGCGGGCGCGAGCTGATCGAGGTCGATCTCGTGGAAGTTTCAATCGTGGCTGAGCCGATGCACCGGATGGCGCGGTTTGATGTGAGGGGTGCCGGCGCGGCGCGCGCGGCATGAATGTTCTGGTCTGCAAAGGAGAGACGATGACCAAGGAAACCAAGGCCCTGAAGGGCGACACGGCCGAGATGATGGCGGTGTTCGAAGCCTATCGGGAGGCGAATGACACGCGCCTTGCCGAGATGGAGAAGAAGGGCGCCAGCGATCCGCTGACGGATGAACGCCTGGCGCGCATCGATCGCCGGCTGGAGGCGCTGAGCCTGAAGATGGCGCGGCCGGATGCGGCGGCACCGGCGAGCGTCGAGATGGACGAGCACCGCGAAGCCTGGACGCGTTACCTGCGCACGGGCGACGAGAGCGGTGTGGGCCGGCTCGACGTGAAATCGCTGAACACCGGCACGGGCAGCGAGGGCGGGCATGTAGCGCCGCCGGAGCTGGACCGGCTGATCGAGGCGCGGCTGCTGGCGGCAAGCCCGATGCGGCAGATTGCGACGGTGCGGCAGACCTCTGCGGGCGTGTATCGCAAGCCCGTGGGCCTTGGCGCGGCAGCGGCCTGGGTGGGCGAGGAGGCGGCGCGGACGGAAACGGCGGTGACGGGCCTGGACCTGCTGACTTTTCCGGCAGGGGAGCTCTACGCCATGCCGGCAGCGACGCAGACCCTGCTGGAAGATGCGTATGCGGACATTGACGCCTGGTTGGCGGACGAGGTGGAAACCGCGTTCTCGGCGCAGGAATCGGCAGCCTTCGTGACCGGCAATGGCAGCGGCAAGCCGAAGGGCTTCCTTGACTATGAGCTGGTTTCGGAGGTCTCGCACACCTGGGGCAAGGTGGGCTTCGTGCCGGGCGACTTTGAGCAGGAGGATGCGGCCGATCAGCTGATCGATCTCGTTTATGCGCCCAAGAGCCAGTTCCGCGCCAATGCGCGCTTCGTGATGAACCGGCGCACGGTGTCGGCCGTCCGTAAGCTGAAGGATGGCGATGGGCGCTATCTGTGGCAGCCGGGGCTGGCGGGCGAGGCGGCGACGCTGCTCGGCTATCCGGTGACGGAGATCGAGGACATGCCGGATATCGGGGAGGACAATGCGGCCATCGCCTTTGGCGACTTCCGCCGGTTCTACCTGATCACCGACCGGCAGGGCGCGCGCGTGCTGCGCGATCCGTTCTCGGCGAAGCCTTACGTCCTCTTCTACACGACCAAGCGTGTGGGCGGCGGCGTGCAGAATTTCGATGCCGTGAAGGTGATGAAGTTCTGAGCTTGAAGCGATCAGAGAAGGAGAAACGACATGATCGAGAGTGTGATTGTGGCCATCATCCGCCAGGCGGCGGCGCTGACCAAGCCGCAGCAGGACGAATTCACGACGAAGGTGGCGGAAGCCATCGCCGCGCTGATCAAGGGCACCGAGACAGGCATCGACAATGAGCTTGTCCGCCATGTGGGCCTGCCGATGGGCGGCGACATCATCGTGAAGCTCCGGGACATGATCTGATCCCGGACGGGCCGCCTCTGTGAGGCATGGCTGGGGCGGCCCACCTCTTCCTTACAAGGACAATAAAATGACGGACCTGACGGTGATGGCACCGCCAGACGAGGAGCCTTTGACCCTCGCGGCGGCGAAAGAGTTCCTGCGCATCGGCAATGATGCGGAGGACGGACTTGTGGCGGATCTGATCCGTGCGGGGCGGGCGCATGTCGAGGCGGCGACGGGTCTTGCACTCGTGTCGCGGACGCTGAAGCGGCGCTGGACGAAGTGGCCGCATGGGCTCCTGCGCGGAGGTGTGAAGCTGCGGCCGGGACCGGCGACGGCGCTGGTGGCGGTGGTGCGTGTGGACGCGGAGGGCGGCGAGGAATTGCTGACCGGGCGGTTCCGGCTGGAGGGCGGAAAGCTCCGCCTGCGGCCTTTTGCGGGGCTGCCGGTGGTGCCGCCGGGCGGCGTGATCGAGGTAACCTTCGTGGCCGGGTTTGGCGGCGCGGAGGATGTGCCGGAGGACCTGGTGCACGGCGTGAAGCTGTGGGTGCAGGCGGCGTATCTGGCGGGTGAGCGGCGGGGCGGCGATGTGGCGGCAGTGATGTCCGCGTTGGCGGCGCGCCGGGAGGTGCGGCTGTGAGCACGGAGGCGAATGTGCAGGCCGCGCTGATGGCGGCGCTGCGGGCGGATGCGGGCGTGGCGGCGGTGTTCGGCGCGCGCATCTATGACGACGAGACGGAGGCGCCGGCTTTTCCGTTCGTGCGGCTGGAGCGGCATGAGTGCCGCCCCATCGGCGCGTCTCTGGGCGAGGCGTGCGAGCATGTTGTTTCACTGGCGGCGGCGTCGCGCGATGGCGGCGTGCGCGGGGCGCGCGACGGGCTGGCGGCGCTGCGGGCAGCGGTGGACGCGGCGGACTGGAGCCTGCCGGATGGGCGGGTGGTGCTGGCGCATGTGACCTATAGCGACGCGATGCGGCAGGCGGACCGGCGGGCGTTCCGGGGCCTCATCCGGATACGGATCATTACAGAGGAGGCTGCCTGATGGGCGCGCAGCGTGGGCGGGATATCCTGCTGAAGATTTCGGATGGCGGGGCGGGATTCGTGACGCTGGCAGGCGTGCGGGCGAGCCGGATCGAGCTGCGCAGTGCGTCTGTGGATGCAACCGGTGCGGACAGCCCGGATGCCTGGCGCGAGCTGCTCGCCGGGGCGGGCGTGAAGACAGCGCGCGTGAGCGGGCGGGGTGTATTCCGGGATGCGGTGTCTGATGCACGGATGAGGGCCGTGTTCTTCGCGGGCGAGACGCCGGTGTGGCAGCTGGTGCTGCCGGATTTCGGCATACTTGAGGGCGCGTTCCAGATCACCGAGCTGAGCTGGAGCGGGGCGCATGATGGCGAGGCGGAGTTTTCCGTGGCGCTGGAGAGCGCGGGCGCGCTGAGCTTCGGGGCGCTGTGATGAACGGCGCGCGGGGCGAAGTGGGGCTGGTGATCGGCGGGGCAGAGCGGCGGCTGTGCCTGACGCTGGGCGCGCTGGCGGAACTGGAGGCGGCATTCGGCTGTGCACGGATCAGCGAGCTGGAAGCGCGCCTGCGGGCGGCGTCGGCGGCGGATATGCGGGTTGTGCTGGCGGCGCTGCTGCGCGGAGGAGGCGAGGCGGGGGACCTTGCGGGCGGCGACGTGAGGCCAGGCGCGGCGGCAGCGGCGAGTGCCGAGGCGTTCCGGCGGGGGCTGGGGGCGTGATGTTGCCATGGGGAGCGATGCTGCGGGCGGCGCTGGCGGCGGGGATCGGGCCGGAGGTGTTCTGGCACCTCAGTTTGAGGGAATGGCGGTTGCTGGCGGCGGAAGGGCGGGCGCCGGTGCGGGCGGAGTTGGAGCGGATGATGGCGGATTATCCGGACACGAATGAAGCGGGAGAGAGACGATGACGGACGGATTGGAAGGCGCGGCGGATGCGCTGGCGGCGGCATTCGGGGAGGCGGGTGAGCAGATTTCGGCCTCACTGGCACAGGCGGCGCGGAGCGGGGAGCTGGATTTCCGGCGGATGGCGGACGCGATGCTGCGCGATCTGGCGCGGGTGGCGGCCGAAGCGCTGATCCTGCGGCAGGCGCCAGGGGCGAACGTGTCGGCGAGTTTCAACTTTGCGCCGGGTACGGATGACCGCGCGGCACTGGGGCAGGGCGCGGCGATTGCGGCGATGCTGGCGCGCATGGTGCAGGGCGGGGGACGGTTCCTGTGAGCCTGGCGCAGTTTCATGAGGTGAGCCTGCCGGCGCCGCTGGCGCTGGCGGCGAGTGGCGGGCCGGAGCGGCGTGTCGAGGTGGTGGCGCTGACAGGCGGGCGCGAGGCGCGCAATGCCGTGTGGGCAGGCTCGCGGCGGCGATGGGAGATCGGCAGCGCGGTGACGACGCTGGACGGGCTGCAGGCGCTGGCGGCGTTCTTCGAGGCGAGGGGCGGGCGGCTGCACGGGTTTCGCTTCCGCGACCGGGTGGATGACCGCTCCTGCGCGCCAGGGGCCGTGCCGTCGATGCTGGATCAGGAGATCGGGACCGGTGACGGGACGCGGACCGTCTTTGAACTGACGAAGGCGTATGGCGACTGGCGGCGGCGCATCTGGAAGCCGGTGGCGGGGAGCGTGATCGTGGCGGTGGGCGGCACCGAAGTGGCGGCAGATGTGGATGCGGCGACGGGTTTTGTGACGCTGGCTGTAGCGCCGGCGGAAGGCGTGGCAGTGACGGCGGGGTTCCTGTTCGACTGCCCGGTGCGCTTCGATGTGGACCGGCTGGATATCAATCTCGAGGCGTTCGGGGCGGGGCGGGTGATCCGTGTGCCGCTGGTTGAGCTGGTGGGGTGAAGAGATGAAGGAGCTACCGGAAGAGTTTGCCGCGGCGCTGGCGAGCGGCGTGACGACGATGTGCCTGTGCTGGACGCTGACGCGGGCGGACGGGTTTGTGCTGCGCGCGACGGAGCATGACCGGGCATTGACCGTGGGCGGACAGACATTCTCGCCTGACGGCGCGATCGAGGGCGTGCAGTTTGCACAATCGCGGTCGCTGGCGCCGGGGCAGGCGGAGGCGCGGGGCGCGCTGGCGCATGCGGCGATCACGGAGGCGGAGCTTGAAGCAGGGCTGTGGGACGGGGCGGGCCTCGAGGTGATCCGTGTGGACTGGCAGGCGCCGGAGCGGGTAGTACCGGTGTGGAGCGGGCGGATGACGCGCGTGCGCCGGGTGGGCGCGGCATTTGAGGCGGAGCTGGTGTCGCTGAAGGCGGAGTTGGAGCGGCCGGTGGGGCGGGTTTATGCGCGCCGGTGCGATGCCGTGCTGGGGGATGCGCGATGCGGTGTGGATGTGGAGGCGTTTCCGGGGGTGACGTGCGATCACCGGTTCGAGACCTGCCGGGATGTCTTTGGCAATGCAGCGAGCTTTCGCGGCTTTCCGCATCTGCCGGGTACGGACGTGTTGGTGGCGGGGCCGCCGGCGAGCGGGAATACGGGCGGGCGGCGATGA